AGAATCCAAGTGCAGGGAGAGGAGAAGAAGAAAGGGATATTAAAGGAAGACCTATACAGTAACGCCTTAATGTTGATGGAGACGGGCAGATTAGAGCTGATAAGTAATTTAAGGCTTTTAAAGAGCTTAAAGAGTATAACGTTCCAGTATGGAAGCTCGGAAACAGGAAACTACCGTAATTTAAAGATATTCGGGGATTACAGCCACTTAACGGAAGCTATGGTTAGGGCGTGCTGGTGTATTAAAGAAAGAGGGCTAGATATTTACATCTATTAAAAATCCTGCGGAAGCGGGGCATATTCTCACTTTATTGATAAAAAACAAGCAAAAAGTCGCAGAAAGCTATCAAAAACGTTCAAAAACCGCAAATTATTTATATTAAAGCGCACATAGGCTATATTATGGCAGACGCAGGACAATTCGCACAAGACGCAGACATTCTTTTACGGGTAGGAACTAATGCAAGCGCTACAGTTAAAGCGGCTGGCTGGTTTGATAAAATTATACTAGATGTTGAAGCGGTTATAAATTGTGTAACTCGTTTTGACTGGAGCACAGAGGACGCAGCGACAACTTTAAACGCAACTGTACGAGGAATTTTAGTAGAAACGTCAGCGTGTTTAGCAGCAATAGAGGGGATAAGCTGGGATATGGCGGGGTTTACTAGCAGAATTGAAGCAGAGGATATGATTAATATTCTAAGGGATATTTCATTGCGTAATATATCAATACTAAGAGACAAAAAGACACAGGACTTCATAAATGGAGCATGATTATAAGAGATACCCGGAGTTAACCAACACCCAGCTACAGGAAGAAAGGTTTTTAAGCCCGCACATTCAAATAGAAGAGGATTTTATAGCGGACGTTGTTAAGGTGCATGATGGCGACACAATCACATTAAAGACAGAGTTTAGAGACTTCAATTTCCCTTTAAGGTTTTTAGGCATAGACGCTCCCGAAATGAACGCAGGCGGAGACGTGGCTAGAGACTGGTTAAAAAATAAGATACTAAACGAAAGCGTTCAAATATTAATAGATAAAAATAACAGGGTCGGCAAGTATGGACGATTATTAGGTAGAGTAATATATCGAGGAATGGATGTGGGCGAGGAGGAGAAATATTTAGGACTAGCGAAGCCCTTTACAGCGAGAGACGAGGGAAAACTACCAAATTTAGATAAAGATTTTAACATAGGAAAATGGTTTTAGACTTAACAGGCGGATTATTCAAGCAATCAGATGTCAGAGAGACGGCAGTCGCAGACTTAACTAGCGGGCAGCGTGTCCCTGTAGGTTGTATTCTAGCGTGGTTTAAAAGTAACGCAAAAACTCCAAGCATACCGAGCGGTTTTGTGGAGTGTAACGGACAGGTTTTAAGCGACGCAGAGAGCGTTTATGACGGCGAGACTATTCCAAACTTAAATGCAGGTAACAGATTTTTAAGAGGAAACACAACAAGCGGGGGAACAGGCGGAGAAAGCACACATACATTAACAACTAATGAGATGCCAAATCACACCCATAATTTTTACTGGACGATATCACAGCAAGTTCAAAGTGGTTCAAATTATCAACAACTCCAAAGTGGTTATAGTACAGTAGCAGGTGTTACTGGAGATACAGGGGGCGGTGCAGCACATGAAAACAAACCACCTTATTTTAATGTAGTATGGATTATCAGGATTAAATAAAATGGCAGACACAGACATAGGAAAAGCATTAGAAGCGGGCGTAAGAAACGTTATATTAGATTATTCGGTAGATGCACAATCAACAGACGGAGCAGGTGACCAAAAAGAAACCACATGGCAATTAACACAATGGGACACTTATCTAGGATATTATAAAGAGATTCCAGAGCTACAGACCGCAATAGACGCTAAAGCCAACTGGACGCTAGGAGCGGGCTACGAAGCAGACGAGCAGACCACTCTATTATTAATGACTATTAAAGGGAATGGCAAAGATTCTTTTAACTCAATTATAACAAATATGGTAAGAACTTATACAGTAGGCGGGGACGCATACGCCGAAATTATCAGAAATAAAAAAGGGATGTTTATTAATTTAAAACCGCTCGACCCGAGCAGCATGGTAATTGTTCAAAACCAACAGGGAAGAATAAAGAGATACGAGCAAGTTAATAAAGTAAAAAGCACAAGAAAGAAATTTAAACCAAGTAAAATTTTACATTTAAGCAGAAAAAGAATTGCAGATGAAATACACGGAATAAGTATAGTGCCCAGCGTTGAATGGATAATCCTAGCTAGAAATGAGGCTATGAATGACTGGAAAAGAGTCCTACATAGAAATATAGATCCTTTATGGATTTTCCATCTAGACACAGACGACACAGCAAAGATAGCAGGATTCAAAGAAAAGATGGACGCAGCACGAAAAGACGGAGAGTGCATGTATATTCCTAAAGGAGCGGTAGTTCCCGAGCTGGTAACTACAGCACAGAACGCTAGCCTAAATCCGCTAGCGTGGATAAACCAGCTTAACGATTATTTTTTCCAAGCGGTAAACGTGCCGCAAATTATAATAGGAAACGCAAAAGAGTTCACAGACGCATCAGGCAAGATAGTTTATTTATCTTACGAGCAGAGCGTTAAAGGAGAACAATTATACATAGAGGAACAAATACTAGGCCAGCTGAATCTAGAGATAGCATTAACATTCCCAGCTAGCCTGCAAAACGAAGCAATAAGCGACACGCCAAACATGGAAGTTGAAGAAGAACCAATGGAAAAAGCAGCGCAGCCAAATGATACAACAGCGGAGCTAGAGGGCAAGAAATGAAAAAGCAAGACAAGCACGTAATCATAACAGGGGTTTTATGCATAACAATACTAGAACTCGTCGCTATGTATTTAGGATTTAACGGATTTTTGTTAAGAACTGTAATGGTAGTTATCGCTGCGGCGATAGGAATAACAATACCAACACCAAAATTATTAAAGAGCTAATATGGGAAGATTAAGAAAACCAGACCCAAATATAATGACAAAGGAAGATTATGCTACGTTTAGCAAGGCATATGAAGCACAGGAGTCAAAATCAAGCATACGGGCGGCACTTGATAAAAATAATGCGGAAGCCGCAGCAAGGGAAGCAGCATATAAACCAGCACCAAGCCCAACACCAAGCCCAGCAAATAATTATAATAATACCGCAACTAAAATAACCCCAGAAATGGGGCTACCAATGCCAGGAGAAAAAACAGCAGTAACAACAGAAACAGCAAAGGCAACATTAGAGCCAGACCCCTTTTTTTCAGCTGAGGGACAAAAGGCAAGATTAAAAAATGCAATAAGCACACCTGTTCAAGCGGTCTTATCACAGTTCGGACTAGCGCCAGACATAGAAGCGGATAATTCACTCGTAAAATGGTTAGCAAATAACCCATTGGTAACAGCAGCGCCCCTAGCCATAGCTTATGCGGCAGTTTCGGCGACAGTCGGAACATTAGCAACAAAAGCAGCAGCTGCAAAATTTGCGGCGCTTCCTTATGAACAATTTGCCCCAGCATTGGGGATAGAAATGACAACAACAGCAGGGCAAGGATGGGCATTAACAACAACAGCGGCATCTACAATCCCAGCAATCGCAATAAACACAAAGACAATGGCAATAACTGCAACAGCATTAACAAAAATTATTAGTCCAAAAACATTATTATTATTAGGCACTGGGGCAATCTCAATAGTAGGTGGAGCGTTAGCATATATTGGATTAATAGGAACTGGTTACTGGGCAGAAGCAGAACAGCCAGAGGGAGTCTCAATAGTCGTAAACACACATATAATAGATGAAGCTATAAGAACAGGAGACTGGACTTTATTTCATGAAACTATAGACGCAGGAGACGAAATAATGAAAGTATCATCATTTGAAAAAAATGTTGCAGGAACACCCTTAATGTATCCAGTAGAAGCTAAGAAAAAAGGAGAAATGACAATGCTAGGCTATAAAGCCTTAAAACAATTAGGCACAGACATAGAACAATCACAGTTGGACGGGACAGATGAAGCTACGCAATGGGCGGAAATAGACGAAAGAGAGGAAGAACAAAAAACATTAATGCATGAGAGAGCATTAGCAGAAATAGATTATTTTAATGCAGCAGCACTTAAAAATGCACAATTAATAGCAGATATTAAAACTATGGCGGATGTATCAGATAACCAAAGATATTTAAAAACATTAGAAAGAGCAATGAAAATAGAAGAGGATTCAGCCGAAAGAATAAGACAGGCAGAAATGGATTATACAATCTGGATGGCGGAGTTCTGGGCAGAGTATAGAAGAATAAAAGCAGAGCTAAGCACACCGAGCGCACTAGGATTCGGATTATTATAAGAGGTAAAAATGACGGATGAAGAAGAACAGGAAAAAATAAATCAAGAAAAAAAGCAGGAAGAAATAAAAGAGCAAAATTCAGCGCAAGAAGATGAAGTTAAAAGCCAAAGCATGATAGATAAAGCGAACGCAGCGGCAGAGCGGATAGAAAAAGCAAATAAAACGCTGTCGACATCCATAGCAAAAATGGAAAGAATGAAAACAGAGGAAATGCTAGGCGGCGAAACAGAAACGGGACACAAGAAAGAGACGGATGAAGAAAAAGAGGATGAAAAAGCCAGAAAAATGCTAAAAGGGACAGGTTACGAGGATATTTTATTCCCAAAGGCTAAATAAACCGCAAATTATAAATACTAGTAAGCCTATTTGTAAGGCTAAGGTGATTTTATATGGCAGATGAAGCAATTATAGTCGAGCTTTTAGG